ACGTTTCGATCCGTTTTGGATCAGGTTGCTGCTCAACAGGTTTTCTAGTTGGCATGATTGGGCCTCGTTAATCATTAAAAAATACCCCACACCAAAGGCATGGGGTATTAGGTTTTTATCCGTTGGTTTGTAAGAACGCAACAGGGATATTTTTACGGCTAAATACACGGTTCCAGCTGGTAGCTGCTGCTAACTCTGCGCGAGTTGGGGAAGTGCTGGCAGGCGAACCTACAAAGCTTGTACCATAAACATGGTAAATGTCAGATTGACGGGAATGGATAATATCCTGGCCGCCGCCATTACCCGCGCGAGGTACACGCTCAAGCTCAGATGGAACAACCGGCGCGCCTTTACCGTGACCGATAGCACCTGTACCAAATAACATGGTCGTATAAGTGATCCGGTTTGTACCAGAAACGGCGCTTAAACCATCATCAACCACAACGCGCTTACCCAGATAAGTTTCAAACATAACCACGCCTTCAGAATTGCGAATGGTAGCAATCAGGTTTTGTTTTTGAAGTTCTGAATAAACAACGGAGTGCATAGCAATTACAGCCAAGCTGCCAGCTGCATCTCCCAGGGTTTGGAAGGTATCAACAACCGCGTCACCACTGATCTTTTCTGCTGACGTAACTGCTGCAACGTTATCTGTTGCAATGTTATTGACCATATCACCAGAATCATTAGCTACATTGTCCGCCAGAATACCCATACACATTGAAACAACGCGCTTTTGGTTCTGGGTGGCCCAATATTGGCCGATCTTGTCAGTAATTCCGCCTAATGGATCTTTAAGTGCTAACTCGCGCGCTAAATCCATGGTGGACCAGGCTTGATTCAGCATTGCTAAACGCCAGTTTTGCTGTCCGCCAGTGATTTCTGCCGGTGTGCTGGTAGTGGCTGCCACATCGGTGGAAATATTAGGATCAGCGTCCGCTAGGGCGTTGTTATATGCCAACTCGCCTGAACGTCCGCCCGCTGCTGCCATACTTGATAAAACGTTATCCTCAACAATAACGCCGGACGCTAAAAAAGCATTTTTTTCGACTGCTGCTTGATCGACTAACGCATTAAATGTTGTTGGTTCATAGATATCGGCAATGTTTGTTTCTGCCATGATTGTTACTCCTTTTAAATCGGTCTGATTTTAAAAGGGTGATCAGGCCGATAAGTTAAAACTGTTTTTTAGTCCTAACCTTCTCAGCCTGGCGTTGAAGGGTTCCGGCCTAACCGGAATAGATGGATCGCTTTGAATGAAGTATTTAATATTTCAAAAAGGATTTCAAAAAACTAAGCGCTTTTTCTACGCTGTAGCTCTGCCTTTACATCATCAGCGGTAATTTTGTTAGCTTTGACCTGTTGCCCCAATTCAGTCACCGATAAATGAGATAATTCAGGACCGCCAGACTTATCACCACCACCAGCGCCGCCGCCGTTATTTTCTGGCGCCTTGATAAAACGCTTGGCATTGTCTGAACCAGCCCATTCTTTCAAAAACTCAGACATGGGCTTATCAGATGCCATGGCCGCACCTTCCTTTAATTGGATCTGTGGCCTTAATAGCGCTGTAACTGCATCCTTGAAGTCCTTATCAATGTTTAAACCGTCCAGCTGTTTGGATAGCTCATTATCGATCATGATCTTTTCATAACGTGAATTCAGATCATTTTTTGAGCTGGTTAACTCATCAAGCTTTTTATTAAATTGTTCCTCTTTTAAGCTCAACGCCTTTTCAAAATCCTTAACCCGCTTGGCCTCTTCAAGTTCTGCGTTTTCTTTAAATTCACGCAAGATCTTAAGTTCTTCCTCAGAACCCGTTTTTGTTTTCTTCAGGGAATTGATTAATTCAGAATTTTTGCTTTTCAGGCCGTCTATATCGGCCTCATGTTTAGAATTGATTGCTTTAATTTGATCAGCGGTCAAACCTTCAATATCGGATAAATCCATAAAAATAGCCTCGTTTTGTTTAAAGTTGCAATAGGAGCATATTAAACTTATAAAAAGGCAAAAAGGATTTCAAATCATTCAATTAGGTTTTGCTTGTCTTTGGAAAGATCGCCAGTAATGTGGTTTTCAGTCCAGCGCTTGGCGCCGCATTGGACACAATAAAAATCAGTGAATACGATCACCGCTTTTAATTGGATTCTGTCTTTTGGGTTCCTGGTTAATCCCATAAAATATTCTGGCCTCACCATCCAGGAACCACAAGCACAATGATCAAGCGGTTCGTCCTGGTTTTGGCCATCTCCATTAATGGATCTAAATTTTGGCATACTTGGCCGCTTGTTTTGTTAACTCTTTTGACGCGATCACTTTTTCACTATTAATATCTTGGTATGTTTCGATGGTTTCTTGTTCACTGGCTATAAAAGAAGTCATAACAGCGCCATCTTTTCGCTGTTGTTCAATGTTGGCTTGTTCGATCAACTCATCCAGTTCGGTTTCAGTGATATTGTCCGGAATATCAATCCCTATATCTTTAGTGAATATCCTGGCCGCCGCTATATCTTGCTTATTGGCTTTTTTCATATTCTTTATACCTTTTCTCTATAAACTCCCCAATTATTTTAGATAAAGCCCTTGGTTTATCATTGTTTCTATACTCCGCCCAGGCTTCAGCGGTCAATTCATCATAATTGGTCAAAGCATACCTTGATACACTTTCAGCGCCATATTTATTCAAAGCATCAGATAACTCCTTGTTCCGCCTGTACTCTTTTGATATACCCAGCAAATCATCCAACTGATGGCCCATCTCATGATCGATCACCGCTTTATAGTTGCCCGTTCCGGGTGGATGAAAGTTATTCTCCACATCTGTTTTTAGGCTCGCTATTGATTCAGTGTATTTTTTGGATCGCGGCCTTGGTATTGTTACACTTTCAAAATCCTTTGCTCCCCATGAATACGCATAGGCATTTGATGATGCTTTAGGCGCTTTAGCCATTTTTTTGGCGTATTTCTCCGCCATATCTTTAGTATAGCCTAAATCAAGATACCTTGCTGTTAACTCCTTAACCCGTTTATCTTTATATTTTTTAAATACCGCTTGAGAAACGCCGGTATATTTGATCTGACCTTTCAATAATGGAAAGTCATTCAGATGATTTGCGATTGATTCATTCAGTGAATTAATGATCCCCAGGTCCATCTTTTCATACAGTGGCGTGATTTTTAAAACATCCGTTGAAAATTGTTCCGCTTCTTGTTTAGTTTTCGCTGGATTAAAAACAATATCCTGTTTTTTCTGTTTCGGCGGTTCCTTTTTAACTGTCTTATCTTTCTTAACTGCTGAAGCCCCGATCTTTTTCTCAAGTTGTTCAATGGTTAATGGGTTTCCTTTCTGATCTACCAGATCCCTGAAAGATAGCTTGCCGGTCTGCCAAAGGTTCCATTTTTTCTGGCCCAAAATATCAATTTGTTTTTCCTCGGATTGACGTTTTAACCAATCCTCATAATTGGCCACTTTAGCCGGGCCACCCATTGCCGCCCGCTGCCTGGGCGTTAAATCGTCCTTTAATTCAGTTTTCACTTTGCCGCTGATCTCGTCCCAGGATTTCAGGACCAGGCTTAATGTACTGCGACAATTAAAATGGACCGGAGGGCGCTCAAATCGGATATGATGACCGACCGGCTTACCGTCCAAAGTCCAAAGTAAATCACTCCGGGCCTTGCAAGTGGTCGATGTGCGATTATCCAGGGTGGAAATAAATCGGTAGCCTTTTGCGATATCTTCCTGATCTTTGTAAGCTTCCATCCGTGAAGCATTGGCCACCGCATGAACGGACGTATTGACCAACGCGCCCGCCTGGTTCCTGGCCACATTCATGATCCCATCAGAATAACCCCTGGCCCTGGTTCCACGTATGCGCTGAATGATCTGGCTGTTGGTTTCCCCTTGCAGGATCCCGCGCCTTACCTGGTCGGTAAACTTTTGCTGTAGATCGGAAGATTGTCGGCCCCACCATTCCGCGCTTGGCGCTCCCTGGATCAAGGTTTGCTTGGCTAAAGCGGTCAAGGTGTTATTATCCAGGTTGATATCCACAAAATCAGTGCCTATGGCCTGATTAATAGATTTTTCTGAATAGTTATATTCCAGCTCAGCAATTTTCTTTTGCTGGTCCTTCATATATTTATCAATATCACCATAACTGGCTTTGATCGATCCTCTGACCACTTCAAGCAGCTTTTTTAACCTCAATTGCTGATAGCGGCTTTTGGAGACGCCCAACACGTTAGCCTGATTGATTGCTTTGACCAACTCCGATTCCAGATCACTGATAATACCTAAAACATGACCTTTCAGCCGGGTTTCAACGCGGGTCAAATCAACCAGATGATCCGTGATTGAATCAATTAGTTTTTCATTGGCGTTCAAAGTGGTTTACTCCCCTGTTAAATCAGAAAAGCTCACCTCGATCAATTCTTTCTCTGTTTCTACATCCCTTTTCTTAATGATCTCCCCTTCGATCAATGCTTCAATAAAGCTGTCCTGGCTCATATTGCCGGATGTGGTGGCCGCCAATAGCTGGGCGATCATCTGTGGATCGATCTTATTCACATTGAAATCAGTATTCATCTCAAAAACCAGATCCCCGCCGCCATTCATCCATTGGTTTACCATACCCAAAACCCAGCTGATCGACTTGCTAACCTCAATTACAATATTTACCAAAGACGCGGTTTGAGAGTTATTAACAATATCCGCCTCTGTCGCGGTCCGATTACTACCGCTAGAAATAATTTGAGCGCCTAACTCAGCCATGCGTTTTTCCAGATCTTCCAGCGCTTTCCTGGATGGTTCAGCACCTTCAGCGCCCGCGCTTTTCCAATCAAGTTTTGCGTCCGGGTTGGCCGTAAAGATCCCGTTTTCACTCCCGATCTTGATCTCACCGTCCGCAGCAAAGCCCGCACCAAATAAAACCGGAACATTGGCAAAGTGTAGGCCGTGATAATAATCAGCGGTGACTGCAAAATGTTTCAGGTTGACATTCACCAGGTCCAGGATCGGCGGGATCTCCGGTTCAATACCGCCCACTATCCGAAACGGGATCTGGCTTAATGTTTGCCCGTTCATCCTGGGCGTAATGGTTTCGCCGTATTGTCTTTCGTTTCTGAATACCCGCTGCTGATAAACACCATCAACCAACTCCAAAACCCGGTATTGTTCTTTATCAATATATTTAAACTCATCATCTTGATCGCGCTCAGTGTAATACTCTTTAAGCACCACCAGGGATAAAAACCCATTTTCACTATGCCAATTGATAATATTTTCAGCCCGGTATTCTGAAATATATGGTTTTAATCCGGCCCGCTCCGCATCCAGGACCGTTTTTATTTTGGTTCGATCAATCACTGGATATTCAACTAACAATCCATAACGATACATAGCGATCGTTTCTTTTAGTGTGATCTTGGTTAATTCTTCCAGGGTTTTACCAGCCCGGTTTACATCCTCTATAAAATCAGACATGCTTTCCGGGATATCTTCAACACCCGGCTTCCTCATGGCCAAACCCGTTAAAATATTCAAGGTGTCTTTTGTCTTATTAAAATACAGCGCTCTTTGTTGGTAGGCGCTATATTCGTCATCATCCTGGCCGGGTAGCTGCGGCAAATAATCGGTTGTTCCCGCTATAATGGCATCCTGGCCGGATAGTGCGTCTCTTATGCGCTGCCAGATCGCCAGGCTGTTGGTGTAATCTTGTTTGTTGTGCATGTCATATACCTTTTAATTTAATTACGGACGCGCTTTGATCAATAATTGGGTATTCATAATCAACCATATAGCCAACGGCGGTGGTAATATGTTGATACTCTGTTTCTTCCTCCAGAAAGGTTGATCCCTTCTTGAGTTGTACGGTTGATAATCCTTTATGTGTATACGGGCAATTATCCACATTCACAAAAAGCGACACATCCCCGGCGGCGTTTCTGATCTTGGCCCTGACTGCGTTTTGTCGGTCCTTAATAGCGGGCGCTTTGTTCTTTACCCTTCGTTCAAACTTCCACCCAGCCTTTAATAATACATCCTCCATGTCAGTATAATCTGACGCATGGCCATGTTTTTCCCCTGCCCGGCCAGCTGGATCGCCATAAATGATTACGTTTTTGTTTTGGTGGTTTCTGTACCGGTCCACAAACTCCAAAGCTGATTGTTTGGCCACCGCTGAAGTTAATATAATTTCATCCAGCAAATACAGATTGTTTTCACGCTTTACACCGATCCCGTTAGACATTGGTGTATAGTTAAAGTCGTGATACCACAATATTTGTTCATGGGGCTGTATCACTTGCCTGGTATAGTTGGCGCTAGAATAATCCTCGTAGATCC